TTGATTGGACTAAGACTTGAGCCTGAACTTGTAGGTACTGGGGTAAAATATTTTTTCCAACTCATTTAATATCCTTAGGCAATCAAATTGCCTCTGCTTTTAACAGCCTTAACGTTTGCGTTGCTACCGTCTTCAACCGCGGTTATAAGTTTATCCATCTTAGTATTTAACTTTTCAATGGATGCAAGTAGGTCGGAAGTGGACTTAGTTTCCACTATAGTTCCTGCATTTGCCATGCTGTTAGTATTTGAAACTGGACTTATTGTAGATGGAACATTGATTGCAGATGTAAATTGTTCAAGTGCTCTTTGTATAGATGCTGAGTTGTTTTCAGATGCTGCATTACGTAAACTGCCTTGTAAACCAGCTAACATACCGGGACTTTGCGCTACCATGTCGTTGATAAATTCAGCCATCTTGCCTTCTGGTACAACTGCTTCTTTGCCGTGAAGCATGTTCAAACTACCTAAACCAAAATTTTCAAACCACGAACCAGTTACATCTTTAGATCCAGTAGCTTTTCCTGGAATAGCTGTAGGATCAATTCTAACAGTTCCTGTTACTGGTAACGGATTGGCAGTGTTATATGGCAATTGTTGTACTAGTTCGTTAGGTTTTAATCCTGGTTTTGTTCCAGATGTATCTTTTCCGCTGTAATTTACAGCTTCTTTAAACATATTTTCAACTGCTGCTGGACTATATTTTTCTATAGCAAATGCTTTTAGATACACATTACTCATTTGTGCTTCATATAATTCTTTACCAGCTACATCAATTAAATCTTTTGTACCTTGAGCTAGTCCTGCAGAAATACTTTTTACAGCAGCTTCTGCAGCTTGAATTGCTACTGAAACTTGATTACCAGGTGTTGCTCCTTCAGTTAATGGAGATAATTCTTTTTTTCGTTTTGCATCTGCGTCTGCTCTTTGTGCAAGGTAACCTTCCATTGTGCCGCCGCCAACTTCCATTAAACGATTATCTCCAGATATTAAATTTTGGCCTTGTACAAAAGTTGCGATTGCTTCTTTTAATACTGGATCACCTTGTTCAGCTCTTGCTTGTAACAAACGCATTTTTTCTTTGTCGTTTGTAGCTTCCGCCATTCTAAATCTAAATTCATCGGTTAGTTGTTTACGTCGTTCTTCGTTTGTTTCAGTTGATATTCTTCTTAATAGATCACCGGCACCTGCAGAAATTAAATTTACTGCTGCTACAGTTTGATTGCCTTCTTTACTAACAACATTACCTTTGTTTGCTGACATTTCTGCAAAAAGATTTGCAAGAGGTTGCCCATATTGATTCATTGTAACAGCAGTTTTTTGATAACGTGTTAACTCGTCTGCACTCATCGACAACATGGCTATTTGCATGGTATTAGTTCGCATTTGAGCATCAACACCTTTTTGAATTTCTTGACGACTCTTACCAGTTATACGAGCCATATTATCAATTTCAAGAGTTGTTGATATTACAGAATCTTTTAATAATTTTTGTGTAGCATCTGATGATAACGAATTAAATTTCAACATATTTGTTGACATCAATAGTTGATCTTGAAATTCAGATAAGTCAATACCTGCTAGTCGAGCTTGTATAACTGCTCCTTCTTTTACTAATTTTTGACTTGTATTAACAAACATAGTCGCAGCTGCTTGCGCTGATTCTGCACTACCTCCAAGATACTTGCTGTTGTTTTGCAACATGGTTACCCATTGCTTTTGACCAATACCAGCTAATGCAAGTTCTTGAGTAAACAAGCCAAGATTTTGACCAAAATTCATACCGAATTTTGATGACTCCATCATATTTCGGTTCATTTGCATTAAGTTATCGGAAACACTTTCGGTAATTCTGCCTAGCATGTCGCCTACTGGGCCAAATGCTCCAATTACTTTGGTAACATCTCCGATTACACTTTTAAGGTCACCTGTTCCTTGTACCAGGCCACCAGCACTGTTTACAAATTGTGTGGAAAAATTTGTAATTCCTTGATAAGGATTGGCGCCACTACTAGCGCCGCCTGTTCCTGATCTTGCGCCACCAGAGAAACTTCCTTGATCTAACATTCGTTCAAGTGTTTGGGTTAACCGTTCAACTCTATCTTCTAAGCCTGCCATTATTTTTCCACCAAAAAGTACGCATATAAATACAATGCTTATAATATTTATCTGGAGTTAAAAATGGCAAATAATCCATTACAGCAGTATTTTAGACAACCTAAAATCTATGTAAGTCTTCCAAGTCAAGGTGTTTACTACAAACCCGGAGTCATCACCGGCGAAGTAGATAGATTGCCCATATTTGGTATGACTGGTATGGATGAAATCATGTTTAAAACACCCGATGCTTTACTAGCTGGAGAAAGCACTGCACGAGTCATTGCCAGCTGTTGCCCAAGCATTACTGATCCATGGGAAGTTTCATCAATTGATTTAGATTTAATTTTATCAGCTGTTAGAATTGCCACGTTTGGTAACAATCTTGGTGTTGGACACAAGTGTAGTAAGTGCGGAACTGAACATGATTACGAACTAGATCTCACACGTTTTATTGAACACTACGGCACTTGTCAGTATGATAATCGTGTAGTGCTTGATGATTTGTCAGTTATTATTCGTCCATTAAATTATAAGCAAAGTACAGAGTTTTCTATTCGTAATTTTGGAATACAACAAAAACTATATCAAATAAACAACTTAACTGACATAGCTGCACAACAGGCAGCTAACAAAGAAATATTTGAAGAACTTTCTCTACTACGCAATGAAATATTTGTAACAGGTATTGAAAGCATTGACACTGGCAAAACTGTAGTCACTCAAAGAGAATTCATTGAAGAGTGGGTTAACAATGTTGATTTGTCAGTAGTTGAACGTGTTAAAAATCACATAGAGGAAAACAGACAACGATGGATTCCTCCAGCACAAACTGTAAAATGCGATGCATGTGGAAACGAAGACCAAGTTACAATCGAACTTGACCAATCAAATTTTTTCGGAAAAGCCTAATTGGGTTAACCGCCTCTCAAATTGAAGAAAATCTAGTTAGGCTAGAAAAAGAAGCAAGAGATTTTAAAACAGAATTAATAAGATTAAGTTGGTACATGCGAGGCGGTGTTACTGTAGACCAGTTGCTACATCAGTACAGCCATGATGATAGAAGTGCAATGTATACTGTAATCAAAGAAAATATAGAACTCAGCAAAGAAACTAATATGCCCTTAGTTTAACCTTATTGGTTTATCTAAGCGTTTACCTGTTCCCATATCATAGTTTTGCCAAATAGCACCAGCATCCTTACTGCTAGGATCAGGTTTATAGTCAGGTGCTGCTTTGTCTGAACCTATCATTCTTAGTATGTGATCATATCCAGTTTTAGTCATGCCACTTAGTGGATTCAACACAACTTTTTGCCAAGTAGGACCAAATGGAACTTTTGTATCAGTTCCAAAAAACATAGCGTCACCAACTAACCATTTGGCCAAGGCTTGTTGACCATCAGGTGTTGCCATCCAAACTTTAAATGCCGCTTGAGCCGCAGGCGTTATCTTGTTGTAGATAGGATCCAACTGTTGTAATAATTTTCCAAATAAAGGAATATTGTAAGCTATGCCAGGAACCCACTGACCCATGACCTTACCAATGACTTTGTTGCCAGCCCAAACAGTTACAACACGTTTTACACATTCATCAATGTAGTATTGTACAGCATATGACAGCGTGTTGATGTCTTGTAATTTTGGATTGCCTTCTTCACGCATTTTATACAGTTGAAAAATATTCCAAGCACATTCAGCAATGGGTTCAAATATGCCGTAAATGGTCAAGGCTTTGTTAACTTGAGCTGCACGAGCTCCGTACCACAAGCTAAATGCCTGCTCTTTATCTTTGACCTTGGCAAATATACTGTTTCTGCCTTGCTTGGCAAGTCCTTCAGCAGTTTCTCTAGCGGCCTTGATAACATCATCTGCAATGCCTGCTTCCTTGGCTTGAGCTGATCCAATTTTAATAGCTTCGTCTGTGCTTAGTCCAATTTTTTCAGCTGACTTGATCCATGCTTCTGCCAATTCTTCAGCGGCAGCTGGACCTTTACCTCTAACAGCTTTAGAAAGCCATGACAGTGCATACTCCAAGCCTTTAGTACCTAAACCTTTGTCTATTACCTGTTCAAGCATACGAACAAATACACTTAGCTGTTCGTTCAAGATTTGACTTTCTGTAATGATGTCGTAGATTTTCATAGTGATTCCGTGATATGATATTTATTACAGTTCGAAGATGAACTACGTTCATCTGTTCTTCGCTTTCAGCTCGAACTTTTCTTTATTTTAATATTATTAAACGCGAAGCGTTGCGATATTATCTAGATTGTTCAGTCACACTTTGCCCGCACAGGGCAAAGATTTGACGACATTATCTGAGTTGAACATGTCACACTAGCGTTACAGCAGTTACAGAGGCGGTTGTCCGGTACCTCGAGCTGAGTCTTTATACAACGGCGGGTCTAAATTAGTACGCTAACACTAACTAGCCGTGGGTTTTTCTCCCTCATTTTACCTATAAAATATTCTTTTCAAACAATCAAACCGCAGGATTTAAGCGATCTTCGTCCGGTTAAGGATAGTGATTGAGTACTCTTGGCGGCGAGAGTTTTCCGTCCCTGCGATCCGTGATCCAGGTATAAGGGCGCATGAAGTTGGCCTGCGCTGAGCCTAAACCGCTTTATTTTGCCTGGTTTTCTTGAAGTTTTTTAATGTGTGAGCCATGGACACGCACTTGAATATGACCATTATAATAGTCATTTGATTCCAATACACGTCTGCTAAATTGTTCTCTAGCCTCAATATAACTACATTCTGCTTTGGATTTACAGTAAAAAAGTATTTCTCTGGTGAAGTTTTCTGTGCCTAATGCCACAACATCCTTGGTTAATTCTGGGCTACTACCATAGTAATCGCGCCAGTCTGAGTCAATTTTGCTGCGAATTCGTTTTTTCTTTTTGTTGCCGTTTTTAAGTTTTACTGTTTTATATGTGGTTTTGCTAAATTTTGCTAACTTCTTGCCTATGTACATGCGTCCAGAGATAGTATTTGTGATAATGTACACGAACCCTATACAATCTTCGGGCAACTGTTCAACTGTATTATTTTGATAGGTCCATGACATGCTGTATGTAGCAGGTCATTGAC